CTCAGTGAGTGCATACGCTAGAGGTACTAGCGTGACTGCACAAGACCTTGAAGACGATGACTTTCAGCTTGTTGTTGACAAGGCTAACTACTATGCTTTCAAAATGGATGACATTGAGGAAGCTCATTCGCATGTAAACTTTATGGAACTTGCAACTAGCAGGGCTGCATATCGTTTAGCTGACCAGTATGACCAAGAAGTACTTGGCTACCTTTCAGGTTATAAGCAATCATCTCTGCATAGTGCAGCAGGTGCTGTTAATGACGTTGTAAATGGTAGTAAAGCTGTTTCATCTGCAGGGTCAGACGAACTACTTACTTCAATGAAACTCATTAAGAGTTCTTTCGGAAGTATCACAACTTCATCTGCAGGAGACCATTCTGTTCCTGTAGTTAACCTAACAGGTGGTGCTACATCAGTAGGTACTGCTGCTGTTACACCAATGGTTGTGGTTAATCGAATGGCTAGACTGTTGAATCAACAGCAAGTGGATACACAGGACAGATGGCTTGTCATCGACCCTGTATTCTTAGAGCTACTCGGTGACGAAAACTCTAAATTAATGAACGCTGACTACGGTGGGGCAGGAAAGTTGCAAAACGGACTTGTTCTTAACAATCTTGCAGGGTTCAGAGTCTATGTTTCAAGCAACCTACCATCTGTAGGTACAGGTCCGGGAACTTCAGGAACTGCCAACCAAAACTCCAACTACGGAGCTATTGTTGCAGGTCATGGTTCTGCGATTGCTACTGCTGAACAACTCAGCAAAACTGAAACATACCGTGACCCTGACTCATTTGCAGACATTGTACGTGGTATGCACCTATACGGCAGAAAGATACTTCGACCAGAAGCTATCGTGACTGCTAAATATAACGCAGGTTAAGGGAGGAACACACAATGGCTACTTTTGATATGACTTCCTCTAGCACTAATGGTGTTGGAGCAAATGTTTCAGCAGTTCCTACCGTTGTAGGAAATCCTGTGAAAACAGTCGAAGCAATCCTAGATATTGACGCTATGGTTGCTGCAGGGACTTCTCCTGCGAATGGTGACGTATTTCAACTTCTTGAGATACCTGCTGAATCAGTTGTGATTTGTGCAGGTGCTGAGATTATGAAATCTTTCACTGCGTCTTGCACATGCGATATTGACTTCGCAGGTGGCGATGACATTATTGACGGAGCTGCGTTAGACGCTTCTGCAGGTACTTACTTAGCTAAGGGTACTAACGGTGAAGCTAACGTAGTCAACACAGGGGCGGCTTCGACTTTCGCTGCCGCGGCTCTTGCCTGTGTTGGGGCTGCCGATACTATTGATGTTACTGTAGCAGGTGCAACACCTGCAACTGGTAGACTCAGAGTATACGCAGTTGTCGCTGATGTCTCAGCAGCTCACACAGAAGCTGCAGTCGCTTCACGAGACTTAATCTAAGTCTATTTATTAAATGGGGAGCAGGGAAACTTGCTCCTCTATCTATATAACAAAGGCATACAATGGCAACAACCTACATTACACTCGTAAATGACCTTCTACGTAGGTTGAATGAAGTTACACTTACTACCTCAGGTGAAGGCTTTTCTACTGCCAAGAACGTACAGGCTATAGCAAAGGATGCTATTAACAATGCCATACGTGAAATATTACAAGATGGTCATCAATTTCCCTTTCTTAAAACCACAACCACGCAGACATTAACAGCAGGTACAGGTACATATGACCTACCTACTGATATGGCTAGTGTTGATTGGGATACTTTTTATTTACAAGCTTTGTCAAGTGCAGGTAATTCTGCTAGTTCTCTTTCTACAATACCGTTTGAAGACTATGTTAGAACATACAAGTCAATAGAGGAGAACTCAGGAACAGGAGCTAGGTCTTCTCCTGATTTAGTCTATCAAACATCAGAAGAAAAGTTTGGTGTAACACCTTTACCTGACGCAGCTTATGTAATAGAATATGTTTATTATAAGTTTCCTGCTGATTTATCAGCATTTGATGACGAAATGATTATACCAGATAGATTTAAGTATATAATTATAGACGGTGCTATGGTATACATGATGCGATTTAGGTCTAACGAACAGTCTGCACAAATACATCAGGCTAAGTTTCAAGAAGGTATCAAAGCCATGCGTAGATTACTATTAGATGACCCATTGTCTGTTAGGTCTTCTATGATAAATAGACCTAGATTTACTTCGCAAATGTTAAGACTGAGTAGTTAAATGGCTGATTCAGTCTCCACGTTTAGAGCCGTTTGCAGGGGTGGTTTAAATACAGGTGCAGACGTTTTATCTCTTGGTGAAGAGAGTCCCGGTTCAGCAATACAGTTACTGAACTATGAACCAAACCTAGAGGGTGGATATAGAAGACTAACTGGTTTTGCTAATAACTTTGGTACAGTTACAGGAACAGGGTCAGTTTTAGGGGTAGCAGTTGCTAATGGTGTAAATCAAGGAATACTTGCCTGTCGTACACCATCATCAGGCAGTAACTATCTACACCATTGGAATTTTTATTATGAGTTTACAGTAAGTTCTGATTCTGATTTAACCGTTGGAGAAACAATATCAGAAAGAACTAGTTCAGGGGACTCTTCAACTAGCACAGGTGTTACTGGAACACTTATATCAAAAAGTTCTAATACTATTGTTGTTAATTTTGGAAGGCTACCAACAGCAACATTTACAAACGGTAACTCTATATCAGATGACGGTTTTGGTACAAGCACTACAATAACATCTGTACCTGCTGTAAAGGGTTGGACGGAGGTAACATGTGACCTTATAGCTAACGATAGAGATGGGGTTTCTGCTTCTGCTTCTATATCTGCAGGTAATAATGCCGTGATAGGTGGAGCATTAGCTGATAGTGGAGCAGTAAATTTTGTTACAGCTACATCTGAACAACCTAGACAAGTTACGATATTTGGTGGGAGTAATGAATCAGGTAGAACATTTACAGTTACAGGGACTAGTTCTTTAGACAATGCTATAGTAGAAGCAGTTACAGGTCCAAATAATTCAACTGTTTCATCTTCTCGTTTTTTTAAAACTGTAACAAGTGTTTCTGTTAGTATTCCTGTTCAAGTTATAGTAAAAACAGCAGATAACGAATCAGGTAGAACATTTACAGTTACAGGGACTAATGACGTAGACGAAACAATAGAAGAAGAAATAACAGGTCCTAATGCAAGCACAGCAACAAGTGCTAAATCTTTTAAAACTGTAACTCAAATAGCTGTTGATGCTGCAACAGCAGGTGCAGTAGAAGTAGGTACATCAGCAGATGATAATGGCATATGTGCTTCACAAACTCCTTCAGGAGCAGGTAATTTAACTATTAATGGAGCATTAGCTTCTGGTGGAGCAGTAAGCACTGCAGTAGCCACAGTAGGAGCAATAGAAATAGGTTCAGGCACAGGAGAATTTAGACCTGCTAACCCTACAATGACAGGTGTAAGCAAGGTTAGATTTACTGATTTAAACTTTGGAACACCTAAGGTAATATTAACAGATGGTATAAATCCTGCAGCTATTTTTGACGGTACAACTTACCAACAAATAACAGACTCAAACGCACCAACAGACCCCAAGATAGCGGCAGAGTTTCAGAATCATTTGTTTTTAGCAGGAGACCCTGCACAGCCAAGTAACTTGTTTTTTTCTGCACCAACAGCCGAGACAGACTTTAGTCCTGCAAATGGTGGTGGAGTTATAAACGTAGGGTTTGCAATAGTTGCTATTAAAAAGTTTCGTAACGTATTATTTATATTTGGTAAGAATAATATTAAGAGACTTGTAGGAGACAACTCAGCCAACTTTGTGTTAGAGTCAGTTACATCAAATTTAGGTTGCCTTTCTACTGATAGTGTGATAGAACTAGGGGGAGATTTGTTATTTCTCGCACCTGATGGTATAAGACCTATCGGTGGTACAAACAAGATTGGTGACGTTAATCTTGAAACTTTATCTAAAAACATACAGTCTACTGTAAGAAATGTAATAGCATCAGAAGACTTAGATGCACTATCGTCAGTAATAATAAGAAGTAAATCACAGTTTAGATACATGTTTTCTACTTCTTCCTCACAAGGAATACTAGGGGCATTAAGAGAGTATCAAGGTAATATAGGATTTGAGTTTGCACAGACGTTTGGATTAGAGTGTACATGTGCAGACAGTGGGTACATAGAGCAAGAGGAGTTTGTATTACACGGTGCATCAAGTGGTAAAGTTTTTCAACAGGAGTCAGGCAACGCTTTTGATACAAGTAACATACTGAGTATATTTAAAACTCCGTTTGTTTATATGGGCAATCCTGAACAAAGAAAAACATTCTACAGCACATCAGCATATATGAGTGCAGAGGGGAATTTTTCAGTAGCTTTGTCTATAACCTACGACTACGATAACACAGACATATCTACACCAGACAACTTAACTCTATCAACAACAAGTCCCGGAGCATTCTTTGATAGAGGTACAAACGTAGCTGTATTTGACACAACAGATATATTTGATGGTAATCCATCACCAGTTGAATCAGTTACATTTTCAGGCTCAGGTAAAGCAATAGCCTTGACCTTTGTGACAGATGATACAAACGAGTCACACAGTATTCAAGGGTTTACAATAACACACGGACTAGGAGATGTAAGGTAATGGCAGGTTACGCAAGAACAAATACAGCCGATATTCAGTCAGGTCAGGTTGTTAAGTCTGCACCACTTAACGCTGAATTAAATGCTGTTGTTACAGCCTTTGCTTTTAGTGGTGGTCACAATCACGATGGTTCATCAACAGAAGGTGCGTATGTAGGACTGATTGCTGACGTAGACGCACTAAACAAAGTTGTAATAGACACTAGCAATAATCGTGTAGGGTTCTTTAGTGAGGTTAGTTCCTCAGCAGTAGAGCAAGTAAGAATCCAAGACGGTGCAATACTTCCAGTAACAGACAATGATATAGACTTAGGTGCGTCAGGAACAGAGTTTAAAGACTTGTATCTTGATGGTACAGCCCATATAGATACCCTAGATGTCGATGTTAATGCCACTGTAGCAGGAACTTTAGGTGTTACAGGAGCAACTACTCTAGCAGATATTCTTAGTATACCTGATGGTTCAGCTTCTGCTCCTTCTATTACTAATACAGGAGACACTAATTGTGGTTTATTCTTTAGTGCAGCAGATACACTAGCTTTTACTGCAGGTGGTACAGCACAGTTTACTATGGCAGATGGAGCTATTGCTCCTGTTACAGATAATGATGTAGACTTAGGTACATCTTCTTTAGAATTTAAAGATGGTTACTTTGATGGGACACTCCATACAGATGCAATTAACCTAAACGGCACAGCAATAACATCTACTGCAGCTGAACTTAACATACTAGATGGAGTAACATCCACTGCGGCTGAACTTAACATTCTTGATGGGGTTACATCAACAGCTGCTGAATTGAATATACTTGATGGAGTTACAGCGACTGCAGCCGAACTAAATATACTTGATGGTGTTACTAGCACTGCCGCAGAATTAAACATCCTAGATGGAGTTACAAGCACAGCGGCAGAGATAAACGTGCTTGATGGTATAACGGCTGTCGTGGGTGAACTCAACGCATTAGACCTTGGTTCTACGGCTGTAGGTACTGCTATAGCAAGTAAGGCTGTAATACTAGACTCTAACAAAGACTATACTGGTCTACGTAATGTAACAGCCACAGGCGAAGTATCTATGGGTACTCTAGATATAGGTGGAACTAATGTTACCTCAACTGCAGCAGAGTTAAATATCCTTGATGGTGTAACGGCAACTGCTGCTGAAATTAATACTCTTGATGGAGTGACAGCAGTAGTTGGAGAACTTAATGCACTAGACCTTGGAAGTACAGCCGTTGGTACAGCCATTGCATCTAAGGCTGTTATTTTAGATTCCAACAAAGACTACACAGGTATTAGAAACTTTACAATTACAGGTAACTTAACTGTAGGTGGCACACAAACAGTAGTAGACACTGTAACAATGAATGCACAGAATGCTATAGTCTTTGAGGGTGCTACAGCCGATGACCACGAGACTACACTAACTATTACAGACCCAACAGCCGACAGGACTATCAAGCTACCAAATCAGTCAGGTACACTACCAGTATTGGCTGCAGACAGTGACACAGCTATCACATCTACTCCTGCTGAGTTAAATATATTAGACGGTGTTACAGCTACAGCAACAGAACTCAACTTGATGGACGGAGTTACGGCAACAACAGCCGAGCTTAATATTATGGATGGTGTCACAGCTACAGCTGCTGAATTAAATATAATAGATGGGGACACAACTGCTACATCTACTACTGTTGTAGACGCAGATAGAGTAGTATTAAATGACAACGGTACTATGGTTCAGGTTGCTGTAACAGACTTGGCTGCCTACTTTGACGATGAGATTACAGCAATGCCAAACCTTGTTACCACAGGAGCATTAAACTCTGGTAGTATTACAAGTGGGTTTGGAGCAATCAACAATGGTTCTTCTGCTATTACTACTACAGGTACAGTAACCTACGGAAGTCTTAGTGACGGTAGTATAACTATTACTGCATTCGTTGATGAAGACAACATGGCATCTGATAGTGCCACACTTGTACCAACACAACAGTCTGTTAAGGCTTATGTAGATGCAGTTAATGGAGTATCTAACAATGTAACAGATTTAACAGCCACAGGCACAGAGCTTAACGTATTAGACGGTGCAAGTGCAGGTACAATCGTAAACAGCAAAGGAGTTATCTATAGCTCAGGTGGTAAAGTAAATGCTACAAGTTTGCAGATTGCAGGAACTGACCTAACAGCAACTGCTGCAGAATTTAATTTACTAGACGGTGGTAGCACAGTTGGTACTACGGCTGTAGCTAGTGGAGATGGATTGCTCACTAACGATGGTGGAACAATGCGTCAGACTAATATTGACACATTTGACACCTACCTTTCAGGTACAACCAAGACACTAACAAATAAAACTCTTACTGCTCCTAAGTTTGCAGATGGTGGATTTATTGCTGACGCTAACGGCAATGAACTTATTATGCTACAGACAGCATCTTCTGCAGTCAATCAACTTGAAGTAACAAACGCTGCTTCAGGGGGTTCAGTCGTAGTAGGAGCGTCAGGAGATGACTCTAACATAGATATTGATATTTCACCCAAAGGTACAGGTGAAGTAAACATAGCTGCAGGAAATCTAAACTATGGTGGAACAGCAGTAACTGCAACAGGTGCAGAATTAAACTTGACAGATGGCTCATCTTCTGGTACAATAGTAAATAGCAAAGCAGTAATCTACGGTAGCTCAGGTGAAGTAAATGCTACTACCCTACAGATAGCAGGAACTTCTATAAATGCTACCGCTGCTGAATTAAATATCATGGATGGAGGAACAGCCGCTTCATCTACAACTCTTGCAGATGCAGACAGGCTTGTAACAAACGATAATGGTACAATGAAACAGGTAGCTTTAACAGATGTTAAAACTTACCTATCAAGTGCAGGATTTTCAACAGATGACCCCACGGCATTAGCCATAGCGTTGGGCTAATATAGGAGAGAAGTATGGCAAACAATTTTAAAGTAATAACATTTGCAGCAGAACCTGCAAGTACGTCAGCAGATAGTGAGTATCACGTATACACAGCCCCTAGTAGCACAACAACGGTTGTTATAGGTCTTATATTAACCAACATTCATACCTCACAGGTAACAGCAAAAGTTCTTCTTGAGTCTGATACTGATGGTATTGCAGCTAATAGTAATACACAAACAAACAATTCAGGTGCAGGAACTAATAGTGGCACTACTAATAATACAACTGCTGTATTACTTAATAATGCCCCTATTCCTGTAGGGTCTTCATTAGAATTATTATCAGGTGGAAAGGTAATATTACAGCCTACAGATGCTATTACGATATCTTGCTCAGTAGCAGATAAACTCTCAGGAGCATTAAGCATCATGGAGATAACCTAATGGCTTACATAGGCAATCAAGTACAGTCAGGCTTTCACTCCATACCATCTGTGCAAAGGTTTAGTGGAGATGGCTCTGACACGACATTTACGCTGTCACAGACCGTCTCTAGTGTTCAGGACATACTTGTATCAGTTGATGGTGTAGTGCAGGACAGCAGTGCTTATACAATCCCTGACGGTACAACACTAACCTTTAGTGCAGCACCTTCATCAGGAACAAGCAATATCTTTGTAAATTACCTTGGTGTAATGGATACAGGTGTCACAGTTCCAGAAGCAAACAAGGGTAACTTTAAGCATGGTGGTATGTTTAGAACTAATGCACAGTCAATGGATACAAACGTCACAATAGAAGCTACTGAAAATGCTAACGTCACAGGTCCTTTGACCATAGCAAGTGGTGTGACACTGACGATTAACTCAGGAGGGAACGTAGCAATACTATGAGCAATCTTCTAGTACAAAACATAAAGCATACGAATAATACTACGAGCATGGCTATTAACACTTCTGGTCAGGTGAGTGTGCGTGGTGAGGGTAGTACAACAACCACCAACTTACAACAGGGCTTATGTAAATGTTGGGTAAATTACACAGGTATAACTACTACAGCAGAAAGAGACAGCTTCAACGTAAGTAGTCTAAATGACATAACTACAGGGCAAACAACAGTAAACATCAATAACAACATGGCTAATGATGATTATAGTGGTTATTATTATACTAACGCATCTTCTGAAACAGCTTACACTAACTTTGTTAATCAACACGCAGGAGGTTTTGGTAGTTTTGAGACAGGACTTTTTAAACATAATGCTTATAACGCAAGTAGTGATGTAGATTCGTTTCAAAATTTATCTGGTATATTTGGAGACTTGGCATAATGGCAACACTCAAAACAAACACACTCACAGGCACAACAACAGCAGGGTCTATTGCCGTCACAACTGAAGGTGGTGCAGCAACTACTAATTTACAACAAGGTCTTACAAAGGCATGGTGTACTGTAAATCAAGAGAGTGGCATAAGCACAGCAGATAGTTTTGGTTATAGTAGTATTTTAGACACTCGTCAGGGGCAAACTTTAAATACCATGTCAATAGCTATGGGTAATATTAATTACGCTATTGTTCAATCTGAACATGACACTGATGGGAGTTGGACGGCAACAGGGGGTATCAGTGGGGCGCAAGCAGTCTCACCTT